AGGATTCTTTCTACTATTTACGGATTCTTCACTTGTTTTGTCGGCAGAAAAAGAATAAATGTTCTTTTTTGGTTTACCAGCTAGTTTTTCATTCTTACTTGTTTTACGCAAACCAAGTAATGTACGTACGTAGTAACTGTTATTTTTATTCTTTAGTTCTTTTTTGTTTAATATTCTAACGACTTGCTTATCGTCAGTTAATGCGTAAGAACCATTACGTGCGGTGCGCCAATCTTTTTCAAGTAGTGTATTAGGGAAGTGTTTTCTAAAC